CGGCAAACACACCGCCGCGGTCAAGACGGACATTAAACCCATCTACTCGATGGAGCACCTGGCCGAATACAAGATGTTTACCAGCGTGGTCACCGTTACCTACAAGGTCACGTAAGGAGAATACGATGCGTAAACTTTTGATCATCCTGTTTGGTTTGTTGATGAACCAGATTGTTTCCGGATGGATTGGGGAGATACTATTATGAACAATCTGATCGCAAGAAAGATCGATCTGACCACTACGTTTGCCCCCCTGGCGACGACCCGGACGGTGGCCACGATCACCATCACAGCACCGCCGACCAACAGCGATGTCGCCTATTTGCAGGGAGACACCGGACAGGAGGTTCCACTCGTGCCCGGCGAATGGCACACGTTCCAGCGGGTAAACCTGGCCCAGATCCAGGTCAAGGGAAGCGCTGGGGATCAGATTACCGTTGTGGGAGGAACCTGGTAGTGCCCTTCATTCGGCCGCAAAATCAATTAGTCAAGACCGGCCAGACCACCAGTTATGTAGCCGGGGACGATGGAGAGCTGGAAAAGGGCTGGAGCCAAGGCCAGCGCTTTATTCAGAAGACCCGCAATGGCAACATAATCGTCCTGGACCGGGCTACCGGCCTGACCTGGCCCCAGTCCGAGTTGGTTCTCTATACCCTGGACAACCGGTTCCAACACAATTCCTATGCCAACAGCCTGCTGGCCCTGGCGACTTTGAATGCCGCTAATTTCGGGGGATATAATGACTGGCGGTTCCCCAATATCCATGAGCTGCTGAGCATTATCAACTTTTCATCCACGGCCAGCTATCCCTACAAGCGGTGCTATTCGGTCTTTACCCCCAAGTGTTTTATGTCCTGCATCCCGGATTACTGGTGGACCAGCACGGCAGTCCCCAATGCGCCAACGTATCAATTTGTCTATGTCAATGCGAGCAATTCGACGGGTTTTATCACCACCCTGACCAGGATCTCATCGGCCACCCTGTTCCCCTGTAGAGGCTAATATGACTGAACGTACCGATGAACATGGAAATCAGATCCTGACCTTTGACACCGGTGCCCAGGTGGTCCTGTCCCCTCGTCAGGTCCTGCTCAACAAGCGGCAGGAGGCCCTGGATAGGGCAGCGGCCCAAGCCATTCGAGAGACGCTGGCCTTAGAGCCCAATTGCGGGCGGTCCTGCGGAGACAATTATCCCCAGTGCGGATGTCACCAGTGCGCCCAGTATGGTGGCTTTTATGCACCCGGGGAAAAAGAACAGACCTTCACGGAGCGGGAGCGGGTCTTTATCGACTCGATGTGGGATTCGGAAAAGGGCTTCCTGGGCGAGCTGGGCTGCCGTTTGCCACGCCACCTGCGGTCTATGGCCTGCCTGCGGAATATCTGTGCCTTCGATACAAATCTGGAGAAATACCAGGAGCATTATCAACGGTTATGATTGCATTTGCCAGGACAAAACAGCTCTTTTTTGACCGCAAGGCGGTCACCAGTGCCCTGGACAAGGCGACCCGCAAGGTTCTGTCTACATTCGGCGCCCTGGTCCGCAAGACGGCAAGATGGTCGATCCGCAAGCGCAAGAGGGCCTCACTGCCCGGTCAGCCGCCGTCCAGTCATACGGGGCTTTTGAAGCGGTTTCTCTTCTATTCCTATGACGACTCCCGCCGATCTGTGGTCATCGGCCCGGCCAAGCTCAATGCCAAAAACACCGGCGCCCCGGAGGTCCTCGAATACGGCGGAACCACAATCCTAGAGATCGGCAAAGAGAAAAAGAAGGTCCAGATCGCCAGCAGACCCTATATGAACCCGGCCTTTGAAAAGACCAAGACCCAACTGCCTTCTTTATGGCGCAACAGCATTACTCAATAACAGGAGAATCTAAAAATGGCAACCACGTATAAACTCGGAATGGAAGCAGTCATCAAGTACCAGACGCCCGCCCTGGCCGATCCTTCGACCCTCAATCCTGCTGCCGCTGGCGGGATGACCGAACTTTCCAATGTGCGGGATGTGACGGTCAACCATGAAACGGGCGAAGCCGATGTGACGACGCGCGCCAATCAGGGCTGGAGGGCCACGGCCGCTACGCTGAAGGAATGCACCGTTGAATTTGAAATGGTGTTTCGGCCCTCGGATGCGGGCTTTACTGCCATCAAGAATGCCTGGCTTAACAATCAGGAGATCTCCCTGGCCATTATCAGCGAGGACCCGGACACCGCCGGAGCAGAGGGGCCGTGCGGAAACTTCTCGATCACCAACTTCAGCCGCAGCGAGCCGCTCGAAGAGGCCATTGTCGTGCAGGTAACCGCCAAATTGTCGGCCTGGGGACACTGGTACACCAAGGCCGCGTAAGGAAAGGAATAACCAATGAAGGAATTTATCGACAGTACCGGCAGGAAATGGGTCCTGTCCATCACCATCGATACGGTCAAACGCTGCCGGGATCTTTTGGGTGTTAATCTCCTGGAACCGGAAAAGGGCGACCCCCCCCTGCTGACCCGGATCGGCACTGATGAGATCCTCTTTTGTGACCTGCTGTACTGCCTGTGCAAACCACAATTGGATCAGGCGCAGATTAGCGACCAGCAGTTTGGCCAATCTTTGGGCGGGGATGCGATTCTGTCGGCCAGCAATGCCTTTTATGAGGAGATGGTTGATTTTTTCCGGAAGCGCGGCCGCAGCGATCGGGCGAAGGCTGTGGCCAAACAGCAGGAGGTGATCGACCTGGCAGTCCGCAAGATCGAGCGGACCCTGGACATCCTGGACCTGGAAGCGGAGATCGAGAAGGCCCTTGGGAGTGTATCTACAAACTCGCCGGGATCATCGGGATCGAGCCAGGGAACCTGACGCTGCGGGAACTGCTCTGGATAGCCCAGGGACACGGAGAAAGCGCCTGGGGACAGACCAGTAACCTGATGGCCCTGATCGCCAACGTCAACCGGGACCCGAAGAAGGGCCGTCCGTTCAAGCCGGAGGATTTTAATCCCTATTCTCGAAGGTCCAGGGTCATTGTCCTGACGAAACAGAACTTTGGCCTCCTTCGGGAAGTCTTTGACGCGAAAGGAACCAACTAATGGCAGCACAGGCAGGAGCCATCCGGGCCGGACGGGCATTTGTCGAGCTGTTTGCCGACAGCAGCCGGTTTGTGGCCGGGCTGAGGCAGGCGGAACATAAACTCCGCCAGTTCGGCCAGAATGTCCAGAACCTCGGCCTGAGGATGACGGCCCTGGGCGCAGCCGCCATCTCCCCGTTTGCCATCTCCACAAAGGTCTATAAGGACTTTGATGATGTCATGCTGTCGGTCAAGGCCGTCACCGGGGCCACGGGTAAGGAGTTTGACATCCTGACCGAGAAGGCCAAGTTCCTGGGCCGGACCACCTCGTTTACCGCCGCGCAGGTGGGCTCGGCCATGCTCGAACTGGGCCGGGCTGGATTTGCCGCAAAAGAAATTGATGACTCTATCGCCTCGGTCATGAATCTGTCACGGGCCACCGGGACCGATCTGGCTGAATCGACCAATATCGCCGCCGCTACCCTGCGTGCCTTCGGCCTAAACGCCGAGGAGATGACTCGGGTAGCTGATGTCCTGACAGCCACGGCAAATGCCTCTGCCCAGACGCTTTTGGATCTGGGGGAATCCATGAAATACACGGCCCCGATTGCCGATATGTTCGGCCTGTCTCTGGAAGACGCCTCCAAATCCCTGGGGATCCTGGCCAACCTGGGCATCAAGGGGTCTATGGCTGGGACTACCCTCAAGAATATCATGCTGCGCATGACGGATAGTTCCATCCGCAATAAACTTAAACAATTAGGCGTGACCGTCTCCAACGCCAACGGGGACTTCCGCAACCTGGCGGATATCATGACAGACTTAGGCAAGGCCACCCAGAACATGGGTGATGTCGAAAAGCTCGGGATCTTCAACGAGATCTTCGGCCTGCGGGCCATCGCCGGGGGCTCCAAACTGACCACCGAGACTTTTATTAGACTGATTGACGCCATCGACAATGCGGCCGGCACGGCCCAGCGGACGGCCAAGGTCATGGACAGCGGTCTGGGCGGAGCATTGCGGCGGATGTGGTCGGCGGTGGAGGGCGTAGGGCTTGCCATCGGAAGGTCTCTGTCTAAACCCCTGTCGATTGCAGCGGACCTGTTTGCTGTCATCAGCAACAAAATAACGGAGTGGACGGACAAGCACCGGG